TGGTCATTCGCGGTGCGTGCTTCGGCCCGTTGCAGTGCGGTGAAGTCACTAAACCGCCCCACGGTTAACCGCGCTGGCAGTAAAGCCGCGCCGGTTAAGGGGGCTGCGGCGTGACCGGGATGGTGTCGAAGAAGGACTTCGCGGCCATCTACGGCTGCTCGAAGGCCTACGTCAGCCAGCTGGTCGCCGCGAAGCGCCTGGTGCTGAGCGACGACGGCAAGCTGGTCGATGTCGACCGCTCGCTGGAACAGCTGGGCGCCACCGCTGATCCGTCGAAGGCCGGCGTGCGCGAGCGCTGGGCGGCGTACCGGGCCGAGCACGGCCAGCCCGCGGGGCAGGGTGGCGCGTCCGCCGCTGAACTTGCACCAAATCGCAAACCGGCCGAGCCGGTGCAGCCGCCGCTGATCGACGACCAGCCCGCCGCCGCCGCGCCAGCCGCAGCGCCCGCCGCGGCGCCGGCGCGCAGCGACTACCAGGACGCCCGCACCCGTCGCGAGCAGGCCGAAGCGGAGATGGCCCACATCGAGCTGATGAAGGCCCGCGGTCAGGTCCTGGAGCTGGAGCCCACGCTGCGCGCCGTCGTCGACGCCCACATGGCCGTGCGCGCCGAGCTGCTCGGCATGGCCGACCGCCTGGCGCCGCTGGTGGCCGTTGAGTCCAACCCGCGCCGCGTGTGGGAGCTGATCAACGCCGAGGCCGAGCTGCTCTGCCAGCGCATGCAGCGCGCCGCCCAGCAGCTGGCCGGCCAGCGCGTCGAGGTGCCGGCATGAACCTGCTCGACGGCTGGAGCGCGGTGATGGATGCGGTGGCCAGGGCCTGGACGCTGCCCGAGAAGCTGACCGTCAGCCAGTGGGCCGACCAGCACCGCGTGCTGAACAGCAAGTCCAGCGCCGAGCCCGGCCCGTGGCGCACCGACCGCAACCCGCTGCTGCGCGAGCCGATGGACGCGCTGAGCGACCACCACCCTTGCGGCCAGGTCACGGCCATGTTCGCCAGCCAGTTCGGCAAGAGCGAGATCCTCAACAACTGGATCGGCTACAGCATCCACCTGGCGCCGGCGCCCATGCTGGTGGTCGAGCCGACCGTCGAGGTGATGGAGCGCTACAGCAAGCAGCGCATCGAGCCCATGATCGACGTGTCGCCGGCGCTGCGCGACAAAGTTCCCAGCGCCCGCCGCCGCGACAGCGGCAACACCGTGCTGCTGAAGGAGTTCCCTGGCGGCATGCTGGTGATGGGCGGAGCCAACAGCTCGGCCAGCCTGGCCAGCATGCCGATCAAGAAGCTCGGCCTGGACGAGATCGACCGCTACCCCACCTCGCTGGGCGCCGAGGGCAGCACGCTGAAGCAGGCCGAACAGCGCAGCGTCACCTTCGCCCGCAAGAAGCAGCTGAACGTCAGCACGCCGGTGCGCATGCCGGTCGACGACGACGACCTGGCCGGCAGCCTGATCTGGCGCAAGTGGCAGGCCAGCTCGCGCGGCCACTACCACGTGCCGTGCCCGCACTGCGGCCACCTGCAGCCGCTGCTGTTCGAGCACCTGCGCTGGGAGAAGGAAACCGACCAGCGCGGCGTGCGCGTGCACCGGCCCGAGACCGCGGTCTACATGTGCCAGGGCCCCGACTGCGGCCTGGCCATCGAGGAACACCACAAGCCGCAGATGCTGGCCGACGTGGCGATGGGCGGCCAAGCGCGCTGGGTGCATGAGCGGCCCTGGATCACCGACCACCTGGGCTACCAGGCCAGCGCCCTGTACACGCCCATCGGCCTGGGCCGCAGCTGGGCGCAGATCGCCGAGGAATGGCTGGAAGCCTGCCGCGACCGGTCCAAGCTGGTCACCTTCTGGAACCTGGTGCTGGGCCTGCCGTTCGACGACCACGCCGACCGCATGTCCGACCAGGATCTGGAAGCCGCGGCCGAGGACTACCCGTTGCGCGTGGTGCCCAGCGGCTACTACATCCTCACCGCCTCGGTCGACACCCAGCCCGACCGGCTGGAGTTCCTCGTGCGGGCCTGGGGCCCGGGTGAGCGCTCGGTGGTCATCGACGACCAGAAGCTGTACGGCGACCCCGAGAAGCCCGAGGTATGGGCCGAGCTGACGAAGGCGCGCCACCAGACCTTCGCCAACTCGCAGGGCATGTCGCTGCGCATCAGCATGACGGCCATCGACACCGGCGGCAGCAACACCGCCGCGGTGTACCGCTACTGCCGCGAGCAGCGGCACGACGGCGTCATGGCCGTCAAGGGCGACAGCCGCCGCAAGATGCCGGTGCTGAACAAGCCCAGCAAGAAGGACGTGAAGAACGCCCGCGGCGAGTACGCCAAGCACGGCGTGATGCTGTGGATGGTCGGCACCGACACCGCGAAGGAAACGCTCTTCGCCCGCCTGGCAGCCTGGGCCGACACGCCGGCAGACCAGGCGGTCGAGCGGCTGGTGCGCCTGACCAAGCGCCTGGGCAGCGAGTTCTTCCGCGAGCTGACCGCCGAGGTGTTCGACCCCACCACCGGCTTGTGGAAGAAGCTGCGCGCCCGCAATGAGGCCCTCGACAAGATGGTCTACAGCCACGCCGCGGCCTACCACCCGGCGGTGCGCATCGACAAGCTCAGCCCGGCCGACTGGGAGATCTACCGCCGGGCCTTCGAGCCTGACACGCCTGACCTGTTCACCGCCGCGCCCGCCGCCACGGACACCACCGCAGCGCCCGAGAGCCCCGAGGCGCCCACGCATGGGGCGCCTCGGGAAGACACGCCGGTCGCCGTGCCGGCCCAGCCGCAGCCCGAGCCCGTCGCGGCCGAGCCCGCTGGCTGGCTCGACACCCACACCAACACCGACAGCTGGCTGGACTGATCACCGATGGCCTACACCCTCACCCAGTACCAGGCCGTGTGCGCGGCCATCGCCAGTGGCGAGCGCCGCGTGAAGTACGACGGCAAGGAAGTCGAGTACCGCTCGATGGCCGAGCTGATGCAGTCCAAGTCGGTGATCGAGTCCGAGCTGATCGCCACCGGCCAGCTGACCGACCCGACGACGGCGGCCGGCGTGCAGCGCGGCGGCACCACCTACGCCATGTACAGCGGAGACTGAGCGTGGCAAACAGCAACCTCTTCGACCGCCTGGTGGAAGCCGTCAGCCCCGAGCGCGGCATCCGTCGCGCCCAGGCCCGCATGGCGCTGGACCTGGTGCGCAAGTACGAGGCCGCCGAGAACAACCGCCGCACCAGCGGCTGGAAGGCCGGCAGCGGCAGTGCCAACGCCGAGGTCATCGACAGCCTGGTGGCCCTGCGCAACCGCGCCAGCCAGCAGGTCCGCGACAACGAGTACGCAAAGGCGGCCATCCGCGCGCTGCGCACCCACATCGTCGGCACCGGCATCACCGTCATCCCGGCGCTGAAGGCCGAGCGCGAGACCTGGCGCAAGTGGACCGAGGAAGAGTGCGACGCCGACGGCCAGCTCGACCTGGCCGGGCTCAGCAGCGTGGGTGTCAACACCTGGAAAGAACGCGGCGAGCTGATCGTGCGCCGCCGCTGGCGCCGGGTCGAAGACGGCTTCACCATCCCCATGCAGATCCAGCTGCTGGAGCCCGACCACCTCGACCACACCAAGACTGTCATCGGCGACAACGGCAACGCCATCATCGCCGGCGTCGAGTACGACCTGCTGGGCCGCCGCGTCGCCTACTGGCTGTTCCCCGAGCACCCGGGCGAGATGCTGGTGTTGCGCCGCGGCGGCCTGGTCAGCAAGCGCGTGCCGGCCAGCGAGGTGCTGCACATCTACCGCAAGGACCGCGTCAGCCAGGTGCGCGGCGTGCCCGAGCTTGCCGTCAGCCTGATGCGCATGCGCGACCTGAAGGGCTACGAAGAGGCCGAGCTGGTACGCAAGAAGATCGAGGCCTGCTTCACCGCCTTCGTCACCACCGACAGCCCGCGCAAGACCGTGGGTGAGCTGCAGAAGCAGACCGATGGCCGCGTGGCCGAGAAGCTGGCGCCCGGCCTGATCAAGTACCTGACCGAGGGCGAGAGCGTCACCTTCGGCACGCCCTCGTCGGTGGGCGGCTACGGCGAGTACACCACCGCCCAGCTGCACGCCATCGCAGCCGGCGCCGGCGTCACCTACTCGCAGCTCACCGGCGACACCTCGCGCAGCAACTACACCAGCCACCGTGCCGGCCTGCGCGAGTTCTACGCCCTGGTCGACCAGGAACAGTGGCTCACGTGGATTCCGATGTTCGTGCGCCCCGTGCGCCGCTGGTTCCGCGAGGCCGCCGAGCTGGCTGGCCAGCGCATCGGCACCGGGCCCGACGCCATCACCACGCCGCGCAAGGCCATGGTCGACCCGCTGAAGGACACGATGGCCGACAAGGAAGAGGTCCGCGGCGGCCTGGCCACCTGGTTCGAGAAGCTGCGCGAGCGCGGCATCAACCCCGAGGACCACATCGACGAGCTGGTCCGCATCAAGCAGCTGCTGGCCGACAGCGGCCTGGTGCTCGACACCGATGCCGGCGTCAGCGAACTGAAGCTCACCCCTCAACAAGTGCTGGCACTCGACGGCCAGCAGCCGGCGGCCTGACCCGGCACCCCAACCACCAACCACCAACAGCCTCGAAAGGCACACCCATGACCACCATGCGCGCCAAGCTCCAAGTCGGTTTCGTGCATCAGCACTTCAGCGATGCCGAGCGCACCAAGGTCTCGTCCGAGCAGCTGACCTTCCATGCGGTCTGTGCGCCGAAGTACGAAGGCGAAGGCCTGGACGAAGACAACACCTACGCCCGCTACAGCCCCAGCGCGCAGCTGACCATCAACATCGCCAACCCGGCGCTGTTCGGTCAGTTCAAGGCCGGCGATCGCTTCTACGTGGACTTCACCCCGGCGCGCTGATTCGCAGGCCCGGCCAGCAAGCTCAACAGGAAGCCGCCATGGACGAACCGATCACGACCGATCTGCAGCGCACGCTGCCGCTGCAGACGCGCCTGGTGCCCGTCAGCACCATCAACGCCGATGCGCGTACCTTCGAGTGCGTGTGGACCACCGGCGCGCCTGTGCGGCGCTTCGACTGGATGAGCTGGCAGCCCTACATCGAAGAGCTGTCGCTCGATCCCGCGCACATCCGCATGGGCCGCCTGGAGGCCGGCGCGCCGCTGTTGAATACCCACTCGCAGTGGGATCTGGAGTCGGTGCTGGGCGTGGTGGAGCGCGCGTGGATGGAGCCCACCGAGGGCCGTGCCACGCTGCGCTTCAGCCGCCGCGACGCCGAAGTGCAGGCCACCTGGCAGGACGTGGTCGACGGCATCGTGCGCAACATCAGCGTCGGCTACATCGTCCACCGCTACCAGAAGATGGACCCGGCCGAGCCCGGCGGCGTGCCCACCTGGGTGGCGATCGACTGGGAGCCCTGCGAGCTGTCGCTGGTGCCCGTGGGTGCTGACCCGCTGGCCGGCGTGCGCAGCCTCGGCGGCACCAACCCCGCGGCCGATGCCCGCCAGCAGCTGATCGACCAGGCGCTGCGCGCCGTCGGCAACCGTTCCTTCGCCTGCGAGGTGGTGGCCACCGGCACCCCCCTTGTTCGCCTCGTGGTGCCTGGCACCGCCGGTCTCGGCCGTTCCGAGAACACCCCCCCGGCGGCGCCTGCCGCCATCCAGTCCCACCCCCAACAGGAGATGCAGATGGACGAAGACCAAGTCCAGGCCCGTGGCACGTCCACGGCATCCGGCGCCGCCCCCGGCGCCACCACCCCGGCGCAGCCCAACGCCGACCAGATCCGCGCTGCCGAGCGCGAGCGCATCAGCAGCATCCGCCACGCCGTGGCGCTGGCCCGCCGCACCATGGCCGGCGCCACCGGCCTGGACCAGGCCTTCGAGGACAACCTGGTCAACAACGGCCAGACGCTCGACCAGGCCCGCGCCGCGATCTTCTCGGCGCTGGAAGCCACCAGCAGCACCACCGGCCCGCAGCGCAGCGCCGCGGCGATCGAGACCGTGCGCGATGAACAGGTGCAGCGCCGCACCGACATGGCCGCAGCGGTGATGCACCGCGCCAACCCCGGCGGCAGCCCGCTGCCCGAGTCGGCCCGCCGCTTCCGCGGCCTCAGCCTGCACGAGCTGGCCCGCGCCAGCCTGCAGCTGCAGGGCGTCAACACCGAGGGCATGAGCCGCCAGGCCGTGGTCGGCATGGCGATGGGCAACAACGACGAGATGGGCTTCCGTGCCCTGCACGGCACCAGCGACTTCACCATCGCGCTGGCCAGCACCGTCAACCGCAGCCTGCGC